GGATCTCTACCAGTAGATTCATACCATTTCAATGCTAAGTCCCAACGCCCTGGTGTTTCCCATTGAGCTAGACCACGACCAGGACCACCATCAAGTTGATACATTCTAGTGTATCCCATGGTCTCGATGTCAAAGTTTGCCATGATAGCAGCGATTTGCGCTTGTGAGAAACCTTTTCTCTTAAGAGCATTATATGTGCGTCTTTCTACATCATTTCTAAATGGAACCTTCGGACCACCACCAGCATTTCTATTTGGTTTAATTAGATTACGAATACCACCGCCACCACTCTCTTCTTCTGTCTCAACTGGTTTTGTTACAGCACTAATTGATCCACGCAGACTCTTTGCAAAATCAACCAATACTTTGTTACCCGCCTTAAATCCAATACCATTGACATGAAGTGAGATGTGTGGATATGCAGGTCCGCCATATACACCAGAGTCTGTATTTCCAGATGCTCCTTGATGTCCTAGTAATGTTCCAGCTGGTATTACATCACCATCATTCTGACCTTTATATGGTAAGTCTTTGAAGTGTCCTAGTAATACTTCATACTCCTTCCCACCTTCTTCAAAGAAATACGCTCCATAATAACCAAATCCTTGTCCTTGCTGTGACTCTACAACATTTGGATTGCCTTGAAGACCAACAGCAGGCATTCCATCAGTACCAATTTCCTTGTAGACTAAATCTCTTGGCGCATAGATTGGAGTTCCAATTCCACCAGCGAGAGTCATATTCAGTCCAGTGTCTTGTCCATCAGTATCTCCTGTAGGTCCAATTCTAAAAACAGTATCATATGCTTCGGCGTTATCTCCTGATGCTGGAGTATTTGCTCCTGGTTGCTGATTTGATTGCGTTGAAACTTCAACTTCAGTAGTTGCCTGTGATTTAGGTGCATCTTTATCAGAAGCACTATACATAATGTTTCTATTAACAGCGAAATTTCTAGCAATATTTCTTTCTGTTAGTCTACTAGTAAGTGTGGTTGATGTTTTAGTTGGTGCAGTTTTCTTTAGATCTGATGTATACGAAACATTTTCAATTTTGAACGGTAAATTGGTAATCTCACCAAATACTTCTCTGTCTACACCAGCATCTTTTGCCAGTTTTAGTGATGTAGATGCAATCTGAGAACCAACCTGTTCAATATGAGAAACAGTCAATTTAGATTTTGGATCAACTAACTCAACTCTCTCCCTTCCATGTAGTATTGCTTCACCAGGGTTGGTGAGCATTGAGGTTCCTGTCTCGTATCCTTCTGGTAATGTATTAAGTGGGTCGTAACCCATGTCTCTGGCAATGTCAGCTGCAGTGAATCCCCAACCAACGATAGGTATTGCTGATCCAAGACTCAGCAAACCACCAACAGGGTCACCAGTAGCAAATCTACCAACTGCTTCACCAATACCAATAAGTGTTCCAAGACCAGGAACAAATTTACCTGCTTTACCAAAAAGTTTAGTACCTAACTTTCCACTTTTACTTAAAAATCTTTTGGCAGCAACTCTGGATCCATAAATGTTTTTATTAATTGCTTTACCTAAAGCACCACCCCTCTTGGAAAGAGTTTTTCTGAATGCTCTAGAACGAGACCTAATTCCCTTTCTAGCTGCTCCAAGCAACCCAGCTCCTTTATCTCTAACTCTCCTTACTTTATCTTTAGCGTTTTGTAGACCACGATTGAGTTTAGCACCAATACTTCTATCCATATCAGAGAGTTCAGCCATCATGTCTGATTTCATCATGATAGCGTCAAGAGGATCAATTTCCTTATTTTTGATCATCCTGAACAGAAGATCATCTTGATCTTTTATGAATTTTCTAGTGTTAAGTCCAGCATCCTTTGCGTATGTACGCATACCACGAGTGGCAAAGTAATCAGCATTTGCTACAATTTTTTTATATTGCCTCTCACCACTATTAAATAAATTTCTTAGACCTTTTTTAGCAAGAAGTTCATACTTTTTTCTGAACTTATTACCTTTCTTAGATAGAGCATATCGAGCAAGTTTACCACCTGCCAAACGAAGACTTTTAGGTGAAAGAGAACGACCGCCTTGATCTCCGCGCTTGACATATCTTCTATTTCCAGCAAGGTCCTCTCCACGAGCGACCTTCTTCATCATCGACCTAGTTTCTGACAAATCTTCTTTTAATTTGTCAATAGCATACTTCTGTCTGAATAAGTCAGCAATAGTATCTAATTTTTCCGCTACAGCATTATTATGGTCAACTATGTTCTGGACAGTCTGAATATTAGATGCTCGTAGATCAGAAACCTGCTCTGCAGTGCGATCTACCTTCCCTTCTAACTTAGTTAACTCTAGACTAATGCCACCACCAAACATTTTGGTGACAAATTCACCCATATCGGAATTTTTGACAGGGATCGCATCAGGGTCGTCCCTGTCAAGTTCCTTTTTTAGTTCTTCTTGCTCCTTGCGCTTTTCGTCGCGATTCTTCTCAATTTTATTTTTGACAGCATCAAATAACTTACTAGCAATGGTGGTAGTAAGATCCCCAGAATATGTTTTTGTATATCCCGCCATTATTTCTGCTGGTTCTTTTGTTTGACTTCTTCAAGATACTGCATGAGGAACGCGACATAAACTTCACGCTCCCACGGTATCCAATTTTCAATCTCAGTCAAGCTATATTTATGGTACTGCATCAAGGCAAAATTAACTCTGTAGTACCCCTCCAGATTGTTTTGGAAGAGTGCTACGCGAAAAAACTCTGCAAACCCTCAAGCACATATTCAGACTCCACACCAGTTTTGGGATTTGTCACATTAAATGAATGTCTCAGTTTGGGTGATGTTTGATAAAACTCCTGAATTTTCTCAAATTGAGTAGTAGTAAGACTATCAAGGAATTCACGGAATTCTTTCTTTGTAGTGGTTGTACTATCAAATACATCTTCACCTTGGTAGATTTGATCGATACTTTCAGCAATCAACGCAAATACTTCATCGGTATCAAGATCCTTGTTCAAAAAGTCCAATTCGATGAATCTCTTCATACTAGGATAATTCATCACAACACCAAATTCTTCATCAAACTCAATTTTGGGCGAATGACCCTCTGGTTTGAATACTTCGATAGCACTAATTGGAATTTTTACATCAACTTTCGTTTCATTGTCATCTTGACAAGTTACGGTCAAAGTGATGCTTTCTCCAATAGAAGCAGCACGGATATTAAGGAAAATGTATTCCAGGTCAAAAATAGGCAGTTGATCTACCTTAATTCTGCTTAAAACGCAATTTTTGATAAGATCCTTAACTGCGTTAGTAATTTGCTTTTCGTCTTCAGACTCAAGTGCAAGCAAAAGCACTTTTTCCTCTTTTACCAAAAACGGGCGATATTTTACAGTTTTACCCGTAGATGGCAATTCAAGTTCATATGTTGGATACCCAACCTTAGGCAAAGCCATGATAATAACCTCAGATCGTATATTTATTTAGATCGACTTTTTGACACAAAAATTAGCGGAAAAAATTTTCCCACTTTTATGGAATCAAAAAGTCAAATTAGCCCTTTGGTGGAGTAACAGAAGTATCGTATAACTCCTCCTTGTCAAGACCAGCGTTGTAAATGATGTCATGCTTCTTATAATAGAAGTTAACAGTGCATTTTGTCAACTGTGATGTTCCATATGCCAATGGAATGGTGTCAATACTATATGGATATGCATCACGCAAAATATACATTATACTTGCTCTGTCATCTTTAGGACCCTGATCGACCTTCATGACTCTAATGTCACAGACATATTGTTCTGGATACTTAGCACGAACAACACTGTTCATGGGATTGCCACCCTGTCCTAACAACTCTTCCGCACTTCTTACTTTGGTTCTCTGAGGGCGGAAACCATCTGCCATTGAATCTTTAGCACCAAAAATAAAGTCATGCCATGATGAAAAGAATTTCAACTGAGTCATTGCAGCATCACAAATGAAACTCATACTCAAATCAGAATAAACTCTGGTATGTGGGTATTGAAAAGAACCCTCACCTAGATGTCTACCAGTCATCAGACCAGTCTGTGCTTGAATATTAGGTAGTTGTGCCTCATCACACATCAACTCAATGAACTCTTGATCTCTAGTCCATTCAGGAAACCAATCATAGTTTTCTAGAGCACTACTAGTGATTCTGTCCGAACCCTTATCAATACGGACTCGGTACATGCTGGTGAGCGCCATTCCTCCGCGCACACCCATCTTCTCCATGATTTCTTTGATAGTTGCCACTCTAAATATAAATGTGGATCTTTTTATATTTATGGCGTACTCAGGATTATACAAACCAGTCAATCCTAAGAAGTACCGTGGCAATCCATCTCGTATCATTTATAGATCGTCATGGGAACGGAAGTTCATGGTGTTCTGTGACAGTACCCCCTCTATCTTGGAGTGGGGCAGTGAAGAAACTATCATTCCATATCGTTGTCCGACTGACGGACGAGTGCATAGATACTTCCCTGATTTTTACATCAAGGTACACGAGAAGTCTGGGAAGGTTGCGAAATATATCATTGAAATTAAACCCAAGAAACAAACAAAACCACCATATGATAAGAATAAAAGAACTGCTGCCTACAAACGGGCTGCCCTGACGTTCGCCAAGAACCGTGCCAAATGGGACGCTGCTCAGGACTTCTGTGAGGACAGGCAGATGAAATTTTTAATCCTTACCGAAGATAATCTAGGAGTCTAAAATGGCACGCGGATTCGCAGATATTCAGAGGAACTCTGTAAAGGAGGACTCTGGTTATCAAACTATTTTTGAAAAAGTAACAGAAGCAACTGCAGGAGAGAAACAATCATACCAGTGGTATAGAAACGAAGTTAGGTCACAAATCTCCGCATTCAAAAAAGACAACTCAAAGTATATCAGAGATGAGTTGCGTGATAGATCAGGCATTACAACTAATGAAGATGGCAACATCCTCAGAAGATATGCTGTTGCTGGTCACATGTACATGTTTGAGTATAAAGCAACATCACGACTACCATATTACGACAAGTTCCCTCTCATATATTGTATAAAAGCAACACCAAAAGAGTTCTTTGGTGCCAACTTACACTACATGACACCGAAGAAAAGAATCATGGCAGTAAGAGCACTCTTGCGTGGTCGAATTGACCTACCTAAGAGTTGCTTCCATAAATATTTGAAGTCTAATATAGATGGTGGATATCTGTTGGATTTACATGCAGATGAATGGGACACCGCCATCCTCCTTCCTGTTGAAGATTTTGTTGTTCAGGTAAAAGGTGGTCACCAATTCTCATATGACAAAGAGACTGTCTGGGAAGAAACAAACGAAAAATTCTATGACAAAATCAAAGCTCGCCGTATCATCCAAGGATATGGTCACTCTAGAGACAGGGAGATGGTGAAATGAGTATAATCGGACCATTGCCCGACCTCGATAAAATTAACGAGGGAAATGTAGAATTTGAAAATAACCTGAGAGAAAGAGGTAAGAAGAGCTTAGACAACCCTACACAGGTTGTGATCAACATGGCTGACAGGAATCCTTCGGTTCCTGGTAAGGGAAAGAGTCTTCGTTACCCTAAAGATATTAAGGATCAAAAAACAGACTATGTTCTGTTTCAATTTGGAAAATATACACCGCCATTTCAAGGTGGTCAAGCAGGAACTAATAATTCTTCCAGAAACAAATACGATTCTTACAGTAGGTCAGAAACTCTCAACACGAAAGGTGTAGATAAAATTCTTCCTCCAATCATCTTGTACATGCCACAAGATATCTCCTCAGATACAAAGGCGAACTGGAATGGTAAAGCATTCAGTAACTTAGGAAGAGCTGCTCTCAAAGCTACAAGTGGAAATCTAAATGACTTGGGAAAAGACTTTAGTGTATCACAAGCTTTTGAGAATGCTATTGATGCTTTAAAAACTGGTACATTAAATGTTATTCCTGGTGTTGGTGGTAACCTCAACTTAAATGATATTACTGCATCAACTAGGGGTGTAATCATCAACCCTAATGTTGAAATAATTTTTGATTCACCTGAGTTGAGAGAATTTACCCTGAAGTTTAAACTTACACCTCATGGTTCCGAAGAAGCAGAAATAATCTCTACTATATTCAAAACATTTAAGAGATCAATGCTTCCAACCTTTAATGCTACTGCCACATATGAAGGAGGAGGTGAAAAGAATATTGCTGGAGGAAACACAATTGGTGTTCCATACATGTGTAGAGTTAGTTTTATGATGGGATCGGACCTACATCCATACCTCCCACAATATAAAACATGTGCTATTACAGGAGTGTCTGCAAACTTCACACCAGATGGTACTTATGCTACATATGAAGATGGATCTCCTGTTGCAACAGAGTTAACTGTAAGTTTCCTCGAAACAAAACTCATCTTCGCAGAAGAAATTAATAATGGTTTTGGAGCATCATTCTAATGTATTTCTCTTTAATTCCAGACATTAAACAACCAGTAAGACCGATCAGTTTTCCATTTTCTGAGTCGGAGTATATTACTGCAAAGAATTTCTTTAGAAGATACCAAGTCAATCCAGACATCTTTGAGTATGCTGTATACTTTACAAAATATGCAGTAGAGGAAGGCGATCGACTTGATAGTGTTGCAGAGAAAGTATATGGCAATCCATTTTATGATTGGGTTATTGTACTAACAAATAGTATGATCAATCCTCAGTTTTCTATGCCATTTGGAGATCAAACTGTAATTAAAATTGCAGAAGAAAAGTATGGTTTAGATGGTGCTTATAGCGGCATCCATCACTACGAAACTCTTGAATATAAAACACCCAGCGGCACTGTACTGCAAGAGGCAGGTCTAATTGTAGATAAGAATTTCTATCAAACATCACATCAGTTCAATGATGATGTAGGTTTTGTTACTGTACCAGGAAATCAACTATCAAAATCAGTAACAAACTTAGAGTATGAATACCAAGAGAACGAAAAGAAAAGAGAGATCTATGTTCTCAGGGGAACCTATCTAACCGACTTCGTTAATGAATTCAAGAGATCTAATAAGTATCCAGAGTCTAGCAGTTACATCAACTCCAGACTAAAAGAATCCAATTAAAAAAGGTCACGACTAGCGCGACCTTTTGAGCAAAAAATTTACGGAAAAAATTTTTCCAGTTTTATAGAAT